GATAAGGCGCGGACCCCGTGAATCTTTTGGAACGAGTACGACCTTTGCCCGACCTCTTTCGAGGCGAACAAGGGAACGATACCAGTCCAATCGATCGGTAAGTTCGCGAGCCCCTCCCACGACATAATAGTCGTAGTAGGGGTAGACCTGGTGAATAGCATTGAAAAGGCGGGTAAATACCCACTTTTCCTCAGCTCTTTCACCAGTCGCCACCGCTCCTGGCCCATGCCGCGGTAGAATGTTTTTGTGGTCGAAACCATGAAAAACTTTCTGCGTGATAATCTTTGCCAGAGATAACAAATCTGAGGCAAGAGGACTATCAGGCAAACTCAGGTCTTTATCAGTCTCGATGAAAGAGTCGATTACTCGCTCCTCATCGAATATACTGTAAGGTAACTCGAGTTTATACGCGAAGAAGCAGACCTGTCTTATATGGCGTATAGCCAGACAGGAAGCATCTGCCAGGATTAGACCGTGTTCATCGAACACCAGGTTGATGTACGCCTTTAGAAATAAGGGTATACACGACTTCTTTTGGGTAGCAAAACCCAAAGGAGGCCTGAACCTGCCACTCACCAATGCTTGATCAAGAGCTCTCCCTAATTTAGGGAGAGTCTTGGTCAGGAAGGCGAGTCCTTCGAACTTGACTCTTGACCGCAAGGTCATGATATCTCGCTCTAGGGATTTGTGTGATGATGAGACAGTCTCGAGAGGATCGCTCCGAATAAGTTGCGTATGCAGGCTGATGTAGAAATTCATTTCTACATCATCTTGGCTTTTCAAGGAACCCATAAAAGGTAACCTTCCAAGGCCAAGTCAGCTAGCACACCCACTTGCGATCAAGGTGTGAGTAATCCCAGGGGATATTTAAGAGTAGCCCAAAAGGGCTAGCCTTAAGATTCTCCCCGAAGGAGCGCTTCAAGGTTTGCATGAGCGGCATAGCCGGTCAATGCAGAATCGGAAAGGAAGTCGAGGACATTTGAAGTAATGTCAAAGACTTCTGCACTGGTTACAGCAACGTCACGCGGAACAGTCAACGTAAAGTTGGCCGTGAGCGTAACGCTTCCGACAGCTGTTGGGATCACCTTGTTCAATTGAACAAGATGACGATCGATAACGTTTGGACTCTTACCGGACACACTATGCTTGATAACAAGCGTAGCAGGAAGGGCAAGAGTACTCGCGATATCGATCCGACGTGATCCGGTTGTGTCTGTTGACACAAGACGGAATACCACATCGGTACCATCAGCTTTATCGAGCGTAAGATCGCTTGCTAGCACCTTGGCACCTCGCATTAATAGGCCACAATACCCATCCTTTTGGAAAGTAAAGTGGTCTATACTAGGCAGTAAACGCAATGACTGGCTACATCCTTTGATGGATCATAGCCAGACCTAGCACCTGCTGCATCGGAGTCAGCGTCCCGTTCGTCAAAACAACGGAATACGCTGGGAATCCTGCATACCGCTCATAGGTCTTAACCCTAGCTGTGCCAACGTGAACTCTGTTCACAGACCAGCCAGGGCCCCATTGAACAATAACTTCGTAATGAGACTCGGATTTTACCGACCACATTACGTCGCTAACTTGATATGTTCCCCCAAAGGGTTGCACAGCAAGTGTATCAATGAGCTTGCCAAGAGAGAAAAACCAATCTACCACGAACGAGTATGGAATTGCATTCCATATAACACGTCCGGGGTGATTGAATCCACTCGAGGCGATAAGACCCTTCAGCTTAGCATTTGAGTCTTCAAGACCTTGAAGGTCTTGATAGAGTTTACCTCCAATATGGAATGTAAACTCAGTACTCACCCGCTTAAACACTAAACCCTGGCGACTAAAGTCCGTATCAACAGCATAATTTGTCATTATGTTGCTAATAGGGTTGTCATTACTGACAAAAAATCCATACGGTGTTTTATCTTCCACCGTACGATTAAAACTTAGGCCAGTACTCTTCTTATTGACTTCAATGAGGTGTTTTAACCTCTTGTCGACATCAGAAGACAGTGAGGCAATTTTCTGGATATCTGAGATCATGGGCAAAACCCCGAACTCATAACCCAAAAAGTTGCCAGAAGCGGAGTCTTTCAGTGATCGAAGGTTCATATTGGGTATTAGACCCTTTATGTCCTTAAGCTCATACAGCGAATTAGCGAGGCTAATCGTTGCAGGAACTTGCTCTGAGAACTTTGTAAAAGCTCCCAGACTCCACTCTGAAAGAGTTGCGGCTGAAATGGGCAGCGTCCATGGCCACCATTGAATCTCCGGAATGGTATCTCCACTTGAGGGTACGAACAGACGCCCTTTTGGGGTGAAACTGTAAGTATTACCCGTTGGGGGATACACCAAAGGAGAATAACCTCCGTTTAATCGGAAGTCGATCGACACTTGACCAACAGGGTTATTTTGGCCCTGTTTCCCAACTACATCGCTAATATAAGAGATGTGATCGGGAAGATAATAATTGTTGAAGTTATTAAAGGGATGCTGAGGGACACCGTTTATAAGTGTCCATGCAGCAGGCGCAATGCTAACTTCACCAGTAAGTGTGGATCGAATGCGTCGTGGCATGGAATGGATCTCCTAGATTCTACTCCTTTCGAGCTAAATCATCAGAGAGGTGGGGCGAAAG